CCGCCACGACGGATACGGTATCGCTTCAGAGTTCTATGCGGGCATGAAGCTCGACCAGAAGAAGGTGGACGAGAGCATGAAAGACTTCCTGCGCATCCTTCCTACAGAGGACGACGCCAAGGCGGTCGAAGCAGCCAGCAGCCTGAAGAATGCAGCAACCGGCCTGGTACTCCAGGCGACAAAGCTCGCAGCACAGGCAGACAGAATCATGCACGACTTATACGAAGAAGTCAGCAGCTACACCACACCGGTGGAAGATTATCTGGAGGGACAGTTCGAGGACGCAGAAGCGGATCCGGAAGCTGAAGCAGAGGAAGAACAGGAGGACGCTGAATAATGGCAGGGCTCACAGTTAATGAGGTAACACGCATCGAGGTATCCGATTCAGAAGGCAATGCAATGCGCCAGGGCGACACAATCGTCCTGAGAATCGATACAGAGGACATCCTCTGCGTCTTTGAAGGCATCAAGAGCGGATACTTCATCACCAAGACATGCGAAGACGGAATCGAAAACCGGTACCGCGTAAAGAGCATCAAAAAATCCAAAGTGGTAAAAGCAGCAGCATCCCAGGATGCGGAAGATAAGGAGGAATAAGATATGGCAGCAGCAAAGAACGAACTCGCAACGATGGAGAACTTCAAGATCGTAACCGGCATGGAGGCGATGGATGAGGAACTCAGAGCAGAGCTGGAAGATGAGCTCGACGACCTGGACGATGATGGCGGCATCGATGCCAAGCACATCAAGATCCCATCAGGCGGCGGAAAAGCCTTCGAGGTCGAGACAGACGATCCAGACGATCCGGAGGTCATGAAGGAAGTAACCGGCGTGATTATTTTCACGCATCGCATGAACGCCTACTGGGCGCAGAAATTCGGAGAGGCAGGAGAAGACGGTAACATCAATAAGAGCCCGGACTGCAGCTCCATGGATGGAAAGCAGGGCATCAACAGAGACACCGGAGAAATCCGCACCTGCGACACCTGCCCTTATAACCAGTTCGGATCCGACGGAAAAGGCAAGGCCTGCAAAAACATGCGCCGCCTTTACATCATGATGGATAACCGCCCGGACATTTATCTCCTGACAGTGCCACCGACATCCATCAAGGACGTGAACAAAGCACTGAAGAAAATCATGGGACAGCAGCACATCCCATACAGCCGCATGATCGTGACATTCAAGCTGAACGTGGTAGAGAACGCGGACAAAATCAAATACTCCAAGGTAACGCTGGAAAAGACAGGACTGCTGCCAGAAGCTCTTTATAAGACAACCGCAGAACTCCGCAAGGCAATGAAGCAGAGCTATGAGAGTGTAGCGATCACAACAGACGACTACAAGGAAGCAGCACCAATGGAAGCAACTCCGGAGGTCGGCCCTGACGGATTCATGCAGGCAGGCGACATCCAGGACGGAGAGCTGCCATTTGACTAAGCCACAGCGCAGGGCGGTCACCACGGCCGCCTTGCAGAATTGGAGGTAAACGATGGCTAAGAACTTAAAGGAATTTATACAGTGCGGAAGGGATCCCGCATACCTGAAGAACGGAGACATCATCACAGAGGAACTCGCCTGGGAGATCGTCGGCCAGGAAGGATACGCTGACGGATGCCTGGATCAGGAGTTTGAGATCACGCAGAGCCGCATCGTGGAAGACATCATCGGAGGCGAGGGCGTCT